TCGCGCAGGAGGTAGAAACGATTGAATGCTTGGATGGTCGAAACGCTATCCGTTGGCTCGATGATCTCGTCGGACGCTGTGCCGGTGGCGGGATAGTTGATCTCCTCGATAGGCTCATTCTGCCTATAGAGATACGCCGAGGTCGGCCCGCAGAGGACGATGTATTCATTCTCGTCGTCGTAGTTAGGCGAGGAGAAAACGCCCGAGGCGAAGATGCCGCCGCTGTAGATCGTGCGCACACGCGCATTGGCATCCAGCACGAAGGGCATGACGAGAGGCTGGGTGCCCGCCGCGATCCCGTCACCAAGACGCTTGGCGCCCTTGCGCGTCTGCGCGACACCTCGGTCGAGCCGCATATTCTCGCAGTATTGCACCATGCCAGGCTGGAGTTGGAGCGGGTTCAGCCGCGACGCCATGCCGAGGAATCCGGCATCTCCTTCGGTGATTGTTTGGTCGTCGGGCATCTAGTTGTAAGTATGCGGGAGCGTGTCAAGCCCCTCTCGGATGGATGCGGATAAAATTTCGCGCTAGAGATTTTGGTCGCGTCTTGCGCCAGACCCCATCACCCGTCGCGCTATCGCGATCCCCTCGCCCATTCGTGTTGCCCTCGATGGTGATGAGCTTGTCGTCCGCATCGAACTCAACGATGCCAATGTGAGAAAAATCAAAGACCACTATATCGCCAGGGTGCGCCTGCGCCGTATCGGGGTGGATGGATACCGTCTTCGGGCGCTCTCGCGCCCAGTTGAGAAAGCCATACGCCAGCGCCGTCTTCGGGCGCCACTGATCCGGCGTCGAGACGCGCAGCCCCAGCCAACCCGCCACACCAGGCTCCGCCAGCCACTTCGACACGCACCAATCCACAAAGGCCGCGCACCAAGGCCAATCGTCGGGCGCAAGATTCGTCGCCCGTTGGAAAGTGCGAATCGCGTTGCCGCAATTATTCCCGCCCTCCTCGCGAGTCCCGATCTGCCTCGCCGCTACGGCAACGAGTCGGTCAATCATTTGGATGATGTCGGTATCGGTAGCTCATAACAGAATGTTCCGTAGTCCGTGCGCAGGCACACAGAAGGGTTGCCGTAGCCCCCCGCGCACCCGCTTAGAAGCAGGGTCAGGAATCCAGCGAAGACCGACAGGATAATGACGAGGGCGTTAATTTTTGGGTTCACGGCGGAAGACCTCGATGAGTCCCAGCACCGCGATGACGGCGCTAGAAATGGCGTTGATTTGAGCTGGCTCGATGGCGTAACCGCAGAGTCCGGCGAGTATCGCCAGACCGCGAAAAGTAGACGGTTCCTTGAGGCGTTGGAGCAGTGTGTTCATGGGGGTTTGGGGGTGGGTTGGGGAGTTTTAAGGTTAAAGGTTTAAGTTTTAAGTTTCATTCCTTCGGCACGTCCCACTTTCGGACGATGACGATAAAGGATGCGATGCCCACCGCGCAGCCGATCACTAGCGAGGAGACGCGAAGCCACGCCTCGATCTCGGGAAGCATCGAGACCGTGATCCCGCTCGCCGTAGCGAGCAGGCCGGTGAACGAGGCGGTGGCTTGGTGCGTGTCCATTAGCTGAGGGCGGCGGCGAGTTGAGCTCCGGTGGTGGCAACCGTGCTGCACTGCGCGAGGCGGGTGGTTTCCAGTAGATCCGTTTTGGCTTTGATGGCCGTGACATCCGAGTTGCTCGGGGCTGTGTAGGCGCTGCTGGCGAGGCGCGTGCTGACTGCGGCATCAACTCGGGCGAGCTCGGTGGCGAGCTCCGTGCGGACTGCGCTGGCGTTAGCCGCTGCCGTTGGCGCTCCGCTGACGGGGGCATCAATGCGGCCAAGCTCGGTAGCCAGTTCCACACGCACTTCGTCGGCGATGGCGGCTGCGGTTGGCACGGTTGGCGCGTTGGTCAGGGTTGTGACCGTGGCCAGCGTTCCGGATGGCGCGAGGCGACTGCTGACCGTTGCGTCGAGATTGGCGAGTTTAGTGCTGTTGCTGTCCATCTCCGTGCGGATTTGTACGGCTGTAGGTGCGTTGCCTGCGCTGGAGACGGTGGCGTCGATTCGAGCCAACTCCACAGCTAACTCGGCCCGAATTGCGGCGGCGGTAAGGACTGCCGTGCCAGTGGTCGCATCTACAGGCACGCCGAAAGCGACCGAACCTGCCGATGGAACTTCACAAGTTCCTGTCAGATTTCCGCTGGCGTAGACCGTGCCGCTGCGGACATCGGCGGCGATGGGGTTTCCGAATGAGCCGTTGTCTGCGCCATACATGGTGAAATACGAGTCGGTTGTGCCTGCGAGGGCGTAGCGTGTCTGGCCGAGAGTGGGCGCGGTGCCGAGGCGGAAGCGGGGCGAGCTGACTGCTTTGAATCCGCTCCAGTGGTCGAGGAAATCGCCGCTCAGGCGGACATCGGCGGTCGTGCTGGCGGACGAGACGGCGTTTGTGAATGCGGAGGCCGTGAATGTGCTTTGCGTTACGATGACTGTGCCAGTCGAGGCGTTATTGAGGGCAAGGCCGTTGCCGCCGGTGCTGCTACCTGTGAAGGTGCTGGAATTAATTATTAGAGAGCCTGTAGACAAGTTACTTATTGCTGCCGAAGTCTGCCCTGTAAATGTGCTGGAAGATATTGTGATTAATCCAGTGCTTACATTGCTAAAAGCAGGACCGGCACTTGAACCGCCTCCAATAAAAGAACTTAAATTAATGTCGACGGCTCCAGAAGATGAATTGAAAACGGCAGCGATGGTAGCCCCGCCACCAGCCCCAGTCAAAATGCAATTTGTTAGTGTGCTTTGCCCTGTAGCCAAATTATTTAAACCAGCAGCAGCAGAACCAGAAAAAGCCCCAGAAGTAATTTGAAAAACAGTTGTTGTTCTTAAACCAAAAGCATTTGCTGCTGAACCGCCAAGTATTCGCACATTGTCTAAAACCAATGTTCCTGAAGTTGCGGTGACATCCAAACAAATCGTCGTGCCTGCTCGGAGATCGGTGGTGATTGCACGGGCGGTGGACATGGCGAAGCCGCCACCCCCCGTGGTTGCGCCTGCGGCGGCATTTGTAGCGGTGGCGAGGGTTGCCAATGCGCGGGCGGTGCCGAGGTTGCCTGCTGTGCCTGTGCCAGTGGATTGGAAGACCGTTCCGACGGTATTGCTGGCCGCTCCAAGTGTTGTCCAGTTTTGCCCACCGACATTCACAATCTCATACCATTGACCTGAGACAAGTGAGCCGGTGTTGACGATGGGGTTGTTGACTCCTCCGATGTTGACATCAACATCAAGCGTGACATTGAAACCATTGGCGAAAACGGTGTCGCCGTTGCCGGGGAGGACGCCGCCGTTCCATGTGCTTGTGGCGGACCAGTTGCCGTTTGCGATAGCGCGTCTTGTAGCCATGGCTCAGAGTCCTTTCGCGGCGATGAATTGTTGGAGGGCTGCTTGAATCGCGCCCACGGTGGCGAGGGTGGCTTCGTCGGCATGAGCGAGCGAGCCGAGGCGGATCGATTTCGCGTGGGCGGGCTGGGTCTCGACTTGTCCGTCTTCGATGCGGAGCGGGGTGAGGTTGCAGACTACCGATGCCTCCGGCTTGCCTTCTCCGTCATAGCTGCCGGAGATGATGAGGTTGAGGGCGTAGCGGTCGTATTGCTTTGAGTCGATGCTGGATGGTGCGGATGCGATCATGGTGTTTGGATTTTTTGGGTTTAAGAAAATTGGAGTTGGGTTTTGTTCGACCACGCGCCGACTGCGGATTGCTCCGAGACGACATCGCCTGCGGAGTTGGTCGAAATTTTGTAGATGGTCCAGGCGGTGGAATCCTCGGCGGGTCCGGTGGCGGGGTAGTCGTCCCAGGCGAGTCGGCCGATGTAGAGGGTGGTGCCGTCGGTCACGCTGAGAGACAGGTAGTCGCTCGGGTCGCGGGGTCGGGCGAGGCGGAAGACAGATCCCGCTGTGTCCTTGCTGAACAGACGGCGGTCTGCGAGGTTAATGGCCAACTCCCCCACAGCGAGTTGCTGTGCGGTCGGCACTCGGCCTACGACGCTGGTCCGCTTGGTCAGTAAGGTGGGCATGGTTTAAAAAAAGAGAGGAAAAAAAAGGGTCTCCGTAGCGGTGGCGCGGACGAGCCGCCCCACCGCACGGAGTGGGAGGGTCTTAGAACGAGCCGCCGTCGATTTCTGCTTCGATAGCGTCGAGACGCGAATCGAGAGAATTTTCGGCTGCTGTGGCGCGGGAGATTTCGCTGTTGAGCGAGCTGGTCACTGCGGACACGGCAGAAGCACGATCCGTAATCTCGGTGGCGAGATTCGCGGCCACGACGCCTTCAGCGGCGGTCGCACGCGAGATTTCGCTTGAGAGGTTCGATGTCAATGTGCTGTCAGCACTGGTGCGAGCGGAGGTCTCGCTGGCGAGATTCGATGCAACGGTGTTGATATTGCCTTGGAGGGTCGTGTCGGCTGCGGCACGGTTTGTGATCTCGCTTGCAAGGTTGCCTGCGATGACACCTTCGGCTGCGGTCGCACGATTGACCTCTGAGGTCAATGCGCTGGAAGCGCTAGCGGCAAGGGAGGTGATGGCACCGTTCAAGCTGGAATCTGCGCTCTGGAAAGCGCTCACAACCTCTGTCAAGCTGTCGAGGGCTGCGCCGTCAACATTCGAGAGAACATTGTCGATGCGTGTTCCGAGGGCCGCTTCCGCTGCTGTCGCACGGGAAGCCTCTGCGGAGACCGCCGATGTGCGTGCGCTGCTCTCGCTGGCGAGGGCTGCTGCTGTCGCGTAATGGGCACCACCGATTGGCACTACGGCAGAGCCGTCGCCAATGTAGAGGATGCCGTCAACTTTGTTGTAGGCTGGCTCGCCCGAAAGCAAGCTGGAGGGGGCTCCGGCTGCGCCGGTCAAGCGCCGTTTGATTCTTAGATTTGCCATATATTGTTTTTTGGGGGGTTGTTACTGCGGGGTTAGTCCTAAAACTCACCGCCATCCGAGTCGGAGACGATGGGTAGATAGGAAAGTGTTGTCGGGTCCCAACGGTGCGGGAGGTTGGTATCGGCGGGAAAATAGATGCGGGCCACGACGCCCACTTGCGGGAAGTCGGCAAGCGTCTCAAACCGCTGCACGTCGTCGAAGTCGTCGGGGATCATCGCGCCGGAGATTTGTCCCGACGAGTCGAGCTGCGCGACCTGGGCGGTCGTGCTGACCATGTTTCCTGTGAGGGGGTCAAAGGAGATTTGCGACATTAGAAAGGAGGATACTGGATGAAGGAAGTTTGAAGCTGGGCGTTGTCGGCAGCGGGAACGCCACCGAAATACGTCATCCGAATGCGGGCGACGGCGGTTCCGCTAAAGCTGTATTCCGTGTAGTCGGTGTTGTTCGTAGCTCCGACTTTATAGATTTGGAATTTGTCGTAGAGCGGTAGCGCAAAACCTGTCGTGACTCGCAGAGCCCCATCTGGTGTGGCTTGCACGGGTTGCACTATGCCTGCGGAAGAGCGGGCGGCGATCTGGATTGTTGGGTTACTCATATCGTTATTTTTATTATGGAGGAGCGTGTCAAGTGGTGGGTTAGTTGAATCGAGCAGTCCAAGTTCTGACCTCGCCCTTGCGGAGCCAGGCATCGTCCATGCGTTGCTGTAGGATGCCCTCAGCACGGGCGAACTGGAAGTTAGCCTTGTCCGTCTGGCCGTCCTCCGAAAGCGTCTCCGCGAGGGCGTAGAATTTCAGATAGTCGGAAAGGAACGAAGGCACGCGGTAGCGGCGCCAGTATTCCGAATCGCTCGGGAGGTTGCCGGTCGTGGCTTTGCGGGCGACATAGCAATCTCCGGTCGTGTTGTAATAAACGACATCTCCGGCAGAGTAAGCGGCACCGGCAGAGTACTCGTCCGTCGTGAAGCGCGGCTGCGGAAGAAGGAACTGCACCCACACATTGCCCGTCTCGCTCGTCGCGTCGATGAGCAGCACACGGTCCTCGTTGAGCAGATACCGCACCTTGCGGGCATAGACTCCGCTCGTCGGGTCAGCGTCCCATATAGCCATGATCTCGCCGATGGGAGAGAGGTTATCCTGGTCAAACAGGATGTAGGGAATCTCGGCGTCGTTATTTGTGGAAACCGCATAGGTCGCCGAGGCACGGGAATCCCACGCGACATTCACCGCCGTCTCGACCGAGAGCACATCGCCGTTGTTATTCGTCGTGATCTTCTTCACCCGCCACACCAGATCCGGCGTGTCCGAGTTAGCCGGAGCACGGCCAAAGTAGGCAACGGTGCCGACATAATCGGAGAGGTAGGTGTAGCCAGTAACAAACCAAGCGGAGCCATTCGGCGTGCGTTCCTCGGTGAGATAAATTTCCGGCCAATCGAAGAACGTCCACGATGTCGCGGCAGCGGTAGTGAGATACTCCGCCAGAGCCGTCGCCTGCGAATCCATAAGCGTCTGCGCGGGATCAATGCCCATGCGGGAGATCACGCCATCACGAATGGATTTGTAAGAGGTCGTCCTCATTGTTGGGGGGATTGTTGCTGCATTTGCTCGGCGACCTTTTGGAGTCCAGGCTGGGCGCCGACTCGGCCGATCTGGGCGTTCTGTTGTTGCTGTAACTGGAAGGAGAAAGACTCCATGCGGGCCGTAAGCATGGCGGCGAAGATTTGATCCTGCTGGAGGCGCTGCTGGATCGCCGGATTGCTCTGGATGATGTTTTGCAGAGTCTGCAAACGGAGTTGGAAGTTTTGGCCCTCGCTCTTGAGCGGTGGCTCGGCGCCGGCGGCGATCTTCGTAAACTGCACCTGCTCGTCGTCCATCTCCTGCTGGCTGGCGGCATCCGCATCGCGGACAAGCAGGCCGGCGAGATTCGGATCGATGGATCCGAAGAGGAATTTCACCAATCCTGCGCGGTCGATGACGCCTTCTGTATCGAGGGGGATGAGCTGGGTGAGCCCTTGCATTTTGATTTTAAGGGCCTCGGAGTCGAGGGTGCGGGCGTCGAAGTCGAGGCGCAAATCGTACTTACCCTGGATGTCTTGGCGGCTGGCGCGGAAAGGGGTGGGCAGGCCGCCGGCGACGCGGACGAACTGGATATCGTCGAGGTACTGCTGACAGAGCTGGAAGGTCTGGCCGAGGATGAGTGCCATGTCGGCGAGCCAAGTATCAACAAGATCCTGCTGGGCGAGGAGCGCCCGCTGCGGTGCCATGTCGGCACGGGGGATGCCGAAATACTCGTCAACGTCTCGCCGAGTCGCCGCCTCGATCTCAATCGTGCCCATGTCATTTGCAGGTGGAGCCATCCATTGGAATTCGCCTGGTCGGCGCTCGGGGAGTTGTTTTGCCGGCCCGAGGACGATGTCCATCTTCCCGCGATTGGCGGGGACTTTGAGCGGGGGCAGAATAGTGAGTGAGGCGCGGTCGCTGCGGTAATCGCGCTGGACCTTGATCTCGCTCTGCTGAGTGGCGACGAGCTCTGGCACGCCTCGGGACTCGATGAGAGGGCGAGAGGTGCGCTCGAGCGGCAACTCAACAAAG